GCGATGGTCCCTGATATAAGATTATCATGCGTCAATGCAGCTTCAAAATTTGTAAAGGTAGTTTTCTTATTTGTTGCTGTTGCTGTAATGTCCCAAAAAGGAACAAAATCTCCAGCGGCAATTGTAGCAACTGAAAGACCATTGATATCTAAATCAACAGTTCTAGTTGTAGTGATGTCCCCGCCACCCGTAAGACCATTACCAGCAGTAATACTTACCCCTGAATGGTCAATGTGTTCATTACCAACATAGTCGCTAAAGCCATCGTGAAAAGCACCGCCACTCATTGCGGCACCTGCTGCTGCAACATTAGTTGCATCAGTTACATCAGCATTTGTCTCTATAGTGTCAAGCTTAGTTCCATCAACAGAGAGATCCCTACCATCAATAGTAATTCCACCATCAACAGACATATTTCCAGTGAGTGCCTTAGTTCCATCTTGACGAAGATAAATAGAACTAAGTGTTTCAGTGCTAACTGGAACATTTAGATGTGAAGCAGTATCACCTTCCACGGAAATACGAACAACAACTGCCGAACCAGTTGCTTCTACATTAGCAAATATTTTAACAACGAATCTATCGGTATCATTCATTGTAACATCAATAGCTTGAGTATGATGCAAATCTAATTCAGTATCAATCCCCGGAAGTAAAGAAGATATTTCTGATGTTCCTATTAGCGTCTCAGTCGTATCTGTTTCATAAATATACAATTCCCAATAAAGTCGAACTGGTTTTGTTCCACTGACTTTCATTGCATGAAAATGTAAACCGTGAATTCCCCTATGAGCTAAAGTCGCCCCCGGCTCTGTAGATATTGTAGCGAAATTTACTAAAGCTTGATCGTCACCAGTACTAAGTGCCGCTGAATCTAAATCAACCGTTGCATCACCAGTATGAGTGTCTAGCATATCGTAATAAATTCCACCAATATCAGAAGCATCTCCAGTAAGGAAATACTCAAAGACAAAATTTATACTGCTATCAACATACTCTTTTGTTACGAGATGATTTGAATTTACTGGATCTACTCCTACAACTACTCCGGTGAAATCACGTGTACCATCAGCAAGAGAATAAATTGTATGATCATCATCAGCGATTCCAGCTAAATTTCCATGATCTATTGCAGCCTCAAAGTTTGCAAAGGTAGTTTTCTTGTTTGTAGCAGTAGCAGTAATATCCCAGAAAGGAACGAAATCTCCGGCGACAATTGTAGCCACAGACAAACCGTTAATGTCGAGATCGAAAGTTCTATCAGCAGAAATATCCCCTCCACCTGTCAAACCGCTACCAGCCGTAAGCGTAACTGGATCAATCCATACCGGGTACACTCCAACACCTTGACCAATAAGATATTGCCCTGACGTGCCATCGGTAAGAATTCCAACACTGGCTTCTAATCGCTGAAAACCAAATCGAATTTCTGTGGCATTATCACCATGTGGTATTCTATTACCCATTATGATATACGCCTCTTGCCAGAATCTCTCATAGTGACAAGAATTTCCTCCATAGCCCAACGTCTGCCAGAAGTTCCAGTAAGTTTCAACATGAATGCAGCACCACGACCACTTGGACGCACAGTTCCGTTAAGTCCAGCAACCCAAGTTCCAGTAGAAACCGATGCAGCACTTGTAGCTGCTTCGAATGTTTTCCCAGGATGGATAGCCCAAGTTACATCGCCAACATTTTCTGCAATAACAGCATCCATACTAACAATAGTCCCAAATTGACCATCTCTTGCTAACGGAATCGGCCCTATGAAGATATAAGATTCAGGAGTACTTCCAATATCGTCTTCAGAGAGAAAACTAAAACGACGAAGGAAACCATCACGCCCACCAAGAATAATCCCAGAGTCTTCAATAGCAGTCGCTTGTAAATTGCAGGTTGCTGTTGGTTCATGATCTCCTGTCATTTGAAGAGGCCAAAATGTCTTACGTTCCCAATCCATCCACCAGTGAGCACGTGAATTTGTAGAAGTTTCAGTCAAGAAAATATGAATTCCTCGATCTTGTACATCATACTCAAGATTTACAATTGTATTGTCTGGATCAAAATTCAATAGTTCACGAGGGAGAACTTCTCGTGAAATGGAAACCGGAATTGCATCTCCACCTGAAGCTAGGATATAAAGGCCGTCCAAGGAAAGGAAGATAAGTTCCCCTTCAGGGCCGTAGGTCCAAGCATTCTGTCCAACGATTCCAATATTATTACTTAGGCTATCGAGACTTCCCCCAAAGGCTGGATCGCCCCGCATCATCCAAAGTGACTCTCTGCATCCAATAATCAAGTAATCATCACTGTGTGGTGCAAGAGCAGTAATTGCTCTTGCCGGTACTCCTGCATCGGAAGCTGTGCCGGCAACTGCTCGTTTGCTATCAGTTTGGGAATAATCCCAATCAAGTTCATCGCCCACTCGTGCCATGTACCACACACCAGGGGAGATTTCTGCACCAGCCAGTACAATTCTATCAAGATAACGAGCGATCAAAGGGCAACCAGTTGGGGCACCACCTGCACCATCTGTTGCCGTTAAGATAGAAAGTGTGTCGGCAGCAGGGTTGTAAATTTTTGGTGCCCTTTCTATCCTGAAAGTAGCTGTACCATTGCCGGGGGATGAAGCGAGCGTAATTGTACCGGAGGCAACAGATGAAATTTTATACGTCCCAGCAGTGGTACTGCCTCCTACGCCCGAAAGAACACAAACATCGTCATCAGTTAAAATTCCGAGTGTGGTCCAATCTGAATAAGTTGGTGAGTCAAGATCAGTTCCAGAAATAGTTCCATCAGTTGCAGTAGCTCGGAGATCTCCATAATCAGCGATATAAAGTTTCTGTCCACTTTGAGTAGTTCCAAGTGAAACATCATCGCGAAGAGTTAAAGAGGAGGAAGTTTCAGTCATTCTACCATATCGTGGTTCCTTCCAGATACTTCCACCCGCTGAAGCAACAAGTGTCCCTGAAGAAGTGTATTGAATTCGAAAAACATTTACAAGATTAACACCACCGGCTTCTGTTGTTTCAAGACCAAAACCTACTCTAAGACCACTTTGGGCGTCTACAGCCGTTGAGGTGAGAATCTCAGTGCCATCCAAGTAAACGACCACGTTATCACCAGTAACTTGGACTATGAGCCATATTGCCCTAGTGGCCCCCCCGGTGATGGTGCCTGAGGTCAGTGCTGTGACCGTTGCGGAAGATGATAGATAAGAGGTCAGGTTGCCCGTGTAGCCGCCTCCGGTCCCGGTCATAGTCAGCTCAACAAAGAGACCGTCTGTCGTGTACAAGGGCGTTGTGTCGTCCATACGGAGGTACATGCGATATTTGCCGTGGAACGCACCGTTCCAGGGTACGATGAGCATCTCGACCGTGTAGACCGTGCCTGCTGAGATTGCTGGGGAAACTGTGTCTCGAACAACGGCTCCATCAGATACAGAAGTATCTACTGAAGCCATTGAGGTTAAAATACTGAGTCCGTTTGAGGCCCAAGAAGCCGTAGACCAAATTTCCGCTAAACTAGTTCCACCGAAAGTATCTGACCAGGAAGTTATTCCAGTTCCAGGGGCTAATACCATCGGATTAAGAAAACGTACATTTGATCCAAGATCATCAATATGTGATTGAAGCAAACCAGGACGAGAACCACCACGTTCACGACTTTCAAGTTGTCCAATAGGACGGACATTCATGCAATCAAAAGTGGTGTACGGAGATTGCTGCCGGTAACTTGATTTCTTGTCTAGTCCCCCGAGAGGAAAGACTATACGTTTTGATGTTTTTCTGGACATTTTTAGTTAAAAGAATACAGCGGCCAGGAAGCTAAGCAACCTGACCGCTGAAGGTTTAATTGAAAACCAGATTACTCGTCGCAATCGCAATCATCATCGGGACACGGGTCGGGACAATCATCATCCGGGCACGGACACGCGGGGTCGACTTCATTGCAATCATCATCCGGGCACGGACACGCGGGGTCAACATCGTTACACACGAAAAATACCTCCAATTTAGCGAGATCAGAAACAGAAAGTGACACGTCCTTGTCATCTACAGAATTCACGACTTCTTCGAAATCAATATCAATAGGTTCCAGATCAACTTCTTCACAAAGAATCTCTTGCAGACCAGAAATGTACTTATTGAATTCTTCGGTTTTAGGTTCAATCTTAACATCTTCACCGAGTTTAGTATTGGTGATTGCGTGAATCAAAGCAATACGAAGTTTTTCAGCAAGATCAAACGCTTCTGAAACTTTTTTCGTGTACTTTAAGATTGCAAAAGCAAGTTTAGGCTTCATGCTAATGCCAGAAATCTTTTGCCATGCAGGAATACTCTGAGACACTTGACCGTAGTTCATAATTCTACTCCAGAAGGTGGTGGGGTTGAAAAGAAGAAAAATAACCCTGCCGGAGCCTTTCGGAAAATCCAGCAGGGAGGAAGTTAAATTTCATTAAGTTGAAGGAGCGGTACTTGCGAGCATGTAGTATTGAGCACCCCCAACAAGAACAGAAATTCTTACGATAGTGCCTGCATGCGTAGCATAAGATCCAGCTTCAATCGGTGCTGTTGCGGCAGCAGGGAAAGCAAACAAATTTGTAGGAGTATCAGCATATGCGGCCGTTCCGATACGGATTGCATTAGTCATAGTTCCAGCAGCTTGAATCTGAACTCCTGTATCTACAGTTGCTCCAGAATCTACATTGAGAAAAATGTTTTGTGAAGCCGCAGGAGTAGCGGAACCACGGAGAGTTACATTAAGACCTCTCCATGCAGAGTTAGTAATAGTTCCAGCACCGGCATCAAGAACAAGATCAGCAACAGCCACTTCCCCACTAGCAGTAGTAACACCTGAGAAAACAATTTCAGCCTGATGAATGTAAACATCAGTAACATCTTTAGCAACAGTTGTAAGCAAATCTGACCACTTTAGACGAACTGCTGCAAGATCATTTGTATCCAGAGTGATAGCACCCTGCCAAATGTTTACAGTGCTTGTAGAAGCCGGATCTGTTCCGGCAAAATCAAAGTTCATTTGGATAGGCTCGAAATGTTCCGCACCGGCACCACCTGCAAAAGTAATCGTAAGTTCATCGGCACCACGACCACCAATTTCAATTGCTTGATTATTTCGTGCAGTATTTGGTGAAAAAGTTGCAGATGAAAAAGAAAGTCCTGCATTCATTGTAGACGTGAAAGTAATACCAGTGGTAGTGGTACCAATAGAAATACCAGTGGTAGTGGTACCAATAGTAATACCAGTGGTACAAGTTCCAATGGAAATTCCAGTCGTACTGGCAGCAGTATCAATCAACAAACCAACTGGCCAAGCAGCAGCACCAGAAACTTTTTGAACTAGAATACCGGCACACGTTCCATTGTTTGTAATAGTACCGGCACCGGTTGTCTCAACCCGAATACCGCAAGCAAAACCACCAGAAGCAATAGTCAAAGAAGTAGTAATCTCAAGACTTGCATCAATGCAAGAAAGAGTACCAGTGCTATTAGCGATATGCGTTCCAGCTAGTTCAACATAGCCTTGGAGAGCCGTGTAAACACCAGTACCAACATCAACGAGATTAAGTGCTTTTAGTTGTCCCTGAAGGGCCCGAATAGTACCGCCCGCCTGATCTACAGTTAGAAGAGTTCGAGAGAGAATACCACGGGAACTTGTAGCAACACTAGATCCAGAATCATCCGTGTAAACTTTCAAAGCACCAGTTCGACCACTTGCCAAAACAACACCACTATCCTTGACGTTAGCTTGAGCACCGATTTGCAATCCTACAATGACATCTAAACCGGTCATTAAAATTCCAACTGGCCAATCAGCGGCACCAGAGGCAGCTTCAATAACAATACCAGCACATCGTCCGTTATTCGTAATAGTACCGGCACCAGTTGTCTCTACCCGAATACCGCAGGCAGTTCCACCAGAAGCGGTAGTCAGCAGAGTAGTAATTTCAAGCGAAGCGTCAATACAAGAAAGAGTTGCACCGCTTGAAGTAATATGCGTTCCGGCTAGTTCAAGATAACCTTGAAGTGAAGTGTATACACCAGTTGCAACGTCAATCAGATCGACAAGTTTCAATTGTCCTTGAAGCGACCTAATGGTTCCAGCACTTTGGTCAACAGTCAAAAGTGTACGACTACGAACACCGCGGACACTTGATCCAACATTTGCACCACCATCATCAGAAAAAATGCTATGCACAGAAGTAACAGAAGATGTTATTTGAATACCACTACCGGCAGTAATGGACGAAAAGGAACCGTAATCTACACTTCCAATAACGGCATTAAAATTACATGATGTAACCGAACCTTCGTTGATATAAAGAGCCGTATCAGCAGTCCCATCAGTATGTTGGAAAATACAACCAGTCTGAAAACCATCCGTACCATTAACTGGTTTAGTGGCACCAGAAGCAGACAAAAGTCCACGATTATTAGTCAGCGGGGGAAGCATACGAATAAGACTAGCAACACGTTGAAGCATTTTAGAACCCTCTCAGAGAAAAA